AGGATGTGAAATTGACATACTAAAAGGATGTCCAGAAATTCTAACTCATGTCGAACACCTTATAGTAGAGTTACAGAATGTTGAATACAATATCGGCGCAGAGCTGTTTGAAACATCTATTCCTTTTATTGAATCTTTAGGATTTGAACTTATAACGCCTAGATTTTCTATGAATGGAAATGTAGACGGAGACTACCATTTTAAAAGAGTACGTTAATGAGTTTACCTACTATAGCAATTCATAGTTGGCATAATGCTTCTGCTGCTGTATATCACGAAGGAAATATCGTAGCAGTTATTGAATTCGAGAGATTTATTAATCTTAAGAATGCTAGCTATTTTTTCTTTCAACCTATACATACAAGAGAGTACATCCTAAAAGAAATATACAGCTACCTTAAAGAGCAATTTGGATTTGTAAAATACGATAAATTTATAACAGGATACGGTTTTCAAGAAATGCCTCAAGCTTATAAAGACGCGATACCGGCAAACGAGTATATTAAAGACGAATCTCATCACCCTTGCCATGCTTACGGAAGCCTTGCACAATCTTCTTTTGAAAAAGCCTTAATTATCTCTTTTGACGGAGGTTCGAACGATGGCTTCTTTAACGTCTACTTAGGAGAAAAAGGTAAAGATTTAGAACTATTACGTACTGTTGGAGTTGACTTAGGATCTCATTATCACTTAGTAGGATTATTCTGCGAAGAAATTAAAAATTATGACCCTCTAACAGCAGCGGGTAAGGTACTAGGCTTACAATCCTACGGTAAAGTTATAAATGAATGGAAAGATACTTTAAAAGAGTTCTTTAAGCACGAACCTCCCTACTGGGCGAATTTAGAAACTAGAAAAAGAGACCTGTCTACAAACTTAGGACTTGAGTTTTCTGAAAGTAATAAATTATCAGGAGAAAATTCTTATAATCTTACTAGAACTGCGCAAGAAGTTTTTGAAGAAGTTTTTTTTGAATACATAGACACTTTAGTAAAGCAATACGATCTCCCTATTATTTTAACAGGAGGCTGTGCTTTAAATATTGTTTTAAATACAAGAGTAAAAGAGAGGTATAATAAAGAAGTCTTTGTAGCTCCTAACTCTAATGACTCAGGTTTAGCTATTGGACTGTTATGCAAACATTTTAAACCTACTAACATTATAGATGTGACTTATAAAGGTGTATGTCCTTTAGATAAGTATTCCTTAATGGAGTATGTTGAACATAGAGGAGCATCTAAGGAAGCACTAGGTACCATTGTTAACGATTTAATTAATAATAAAATCCTAGGAGTAGTTCAAGGTAATGCCGAACATGGACCAAGAGCTCTAGGTAATAGAAGTATTATCTGCTCACCTATTTCACCTGGTATGAAAGATACTTTAAATTTAAAAGTAAAACATAGAGAGTGGTTTAGACCTTTTGCACCTATTGTTAGACTCGAAGACGTATCAGAATACTTTGAATGGGAAGGCGAATCTAGATGGATGAATTTCTGTCCTAAAGTGAGACCCGAGTATATCGACAAAATTCCTGCAGTTGTACACGTAGACGGAACAGCTAGAGTTCAAACTGTAACTAGAGAACAGAATGAATTTATCTACGACTTACTAACTTTATTTAAAGAGGAGACAGGCATTGGAGTATTAGTTAATACATCTTTTAACGTAGATAGAAAACCTATCCTTTCTACATATAAAGATGCTTTTAAGGTTTTCGATGAGACTCAATTAGATAGACTGTATCTAGACAGTTATTACTTTAGAAAATAAAGAGATAACTATTTATAACTATGCCAGTAACATCTTCAGTCATACCTTATAACTTAGGCTTAACAGCAGAAACAACGATTTACGTTAATGAAGTTAAGTGTAGGGTGCTTGAGAATGACTTTAATTATTCTCAAAATCCTACCGTATTTAAATATACTACAGTTATTACCGGATCTGCTGCATTACCTTTCTATAGCAGCTCGGTAGGAATTATTACAGACGGTACAATTAAAGACACCTTAACCGGGTCTGCATTCAATCCCTATGCAACTACCGTAGGTCTTTATAATGAATTTGATGATCTCCTAGTAGTAGGTAAATTAGCAACTCCTTATCCAATTCCGGAAAATACAGATATTACGTTTATCGTAAGATGGGATAGTTAAAACTCTAAGTTTATGTCAAAAAAATGGTTTACATACGAGAACGGAAGAATTACCGAATACGATTCTGTTGAGAAATTCCCTGAAAATTGCGTTGGATTTGTATATAAAATTACAAATATACAGACTGGAAAGTTTTACATAGGTAAAAAATCCCTGTATTCTAACGTTAGAAAAAAGCTAACCAAAAAAGAACTTGCAGAATTAAGCGGACCTGGTAGAAAACCTACTAAAAAGCTAGTTACAACTGAGTCGAATTGGCCGGTTTATTGGGGTTCTAACAAGGGAATCTTACAAGAAATTAAAGAGTCAGGTACAGATAGCTTTCGTAAAGAAATACTTAAATTCTGCTTTAATAAAAAGCAATTAACTTACTGGGAAGTCCATTATCAATGTATAAACGAGGTACTTTTGACAGATAAGTCCTACAACGACAACGTACTTGCTAAGTTCTTTAGAAAAGATTTGGTAGACTCAGAATAATTTCTTATATTATCCGTTAAAGACTGTAAGTTAATGGAGAATTCACGCCTAGTTTTAGGCCTTTTACATAACGTTTTAGGTAAATCTAAGCCTTCTACTAAAGGAAATCATGCATTTCATTGTCCTTTCTGCAAACATCATAAGCCAAAACTTGAAATAGACCCGAAGACGGGGTTTTATCACTGCTGGACTTGTGAACCTGCTACGAAAGGTAGAAACTTGGTATCTTTATTAAAAAAAGTACAAGCTACCTCTACTCAAATTGCCGAAATGAGAGGCTATTTCCCGGGAGGCAAAGGAGAGATAGACGATAAGCAGTATGAAGTAGTAGAATTGCCGAAAGAGTTTGTTTCTCTCGTAAAGCCTAGTACAAAATTAACTTATAGACAGGCTAAGTCCTATATTACAAGCAGAGGTATTACGGATACAGATGTAGTAAAGTATAATATAGGGTACTGTGAAACAGGTAAGTATAAGAATTCGATAATCGTACCCTCTTATGATGCTCGCGGTAGAGTAAACTACTTTATTTCACGTTCATTCGAAAGAGATCCAGGAAGAAAATATAATGCACCTAGCTGTAATAAAAACGAATTAGTAGGCTTAGAGTATTTTATTAACTGGAAGGTACCTGTTATACTCTGTGAAGGTATTTTCGATGCAATTGCTTTAAAACGTAATGCAATACCTCTATTCGGTAAGAGCATACCGAAGGCCTTAATGATGAAACTCGTACAGAGCGATGTTAAGACTGTATACTTAGCCTTAGATAAAGATGCTTTGAAGGAAGCACTTAAATATGCACAGCAATTAATTGATCTCGGTAAGGATGTTTACTTAATTGAATTAAACGGTAAAGATCCATCTGATATAGGTTTTGAAGGAATGACAAAATATTTACATCATGCAAAGCAACTTACATTTGGTGAGTTACTTTTAAAGAAAATGCAATTATGATTATAGAACAACGTTCAGAAGCTTGGTTTGAGATTAGAAAAGCTAAAATAACAAGCTCAGAGATACATAAAATAATGGGTAAGGGAGATTTTAGCGAAACCGCTAAAACTTACCTACTTGAAAAGGTTTGTGAACTGTATGGAGGTGTTACAGAACCTGCAGTAGGTGCTGCATTAAACTGGGGTACAGATTTAGAGCCGGTAGCAATAGAGTACTATGAACAGAAGACAGGCTTAAAGGTTGATAAAGCTTCTTTTATCCCTGCAGGAGACTTCTACGGAGGCTCACCTGATGGTATTATTACTACAGGAGGTATTATAGAAGTAAAATGTCCTTTTAAATCTGCAAACCATTTTAAACACGGAATGATCAATACAGCAGCTAAGTTTAAAAAGGTAGCACCTAACTACTACTATCAGTGCATATCCAATATGATATGTGCTGAAGCTACATTCTGCGATTTTATTAGCTTCGACCCGAGAGTTCAAGACGAGTATAAAATGTTTATATTTAGATTAGAGCTAGATCAGGAAGAAGTTAAGCTAGTTAAAGAGAGAATTGAATTAGCTATAAGATATATGAAAGAGCTTGTAACAGAGATAGAAGCTGCCAAACCTAAGTTACTCCTTGATTAGATATTTATTAGTACTATGATAGATGCTAAGAAAATAGGACAGAGAATTGCTGAAGCTATTGCTAATGAACCAGGTCCTTGCTTTTACCCAGGTAAATTCAAACCGCCACATAAAGGACACTACGCAGCTGCTACTGAGTTAGCTCAGAGAGACTATATAAAGCAGGTAAATATTATTATAAGCAGGAAGACTATTGACGGTATTACACCTGAAGATTCGCTTATGATTTGGAATATGTATCTAAAGGCAGCGCCCAATCCAAAGATTACAGTCAAGATCTCAACAGACGAATCTCCTATTCAAACAATTATAAAGTACCTAAAGAATAACCCGACCGTTAATCCAGTATATGTAGCAGTAGGAGACGACGAAGTAGATGATGAAGCCTACGGTAATTCTCTACAGCAACAATTCGGCGATAGAGTAAAGGTAATTCCTGTACGCGAAAAAGCAGGCGAGATTACAGCACCTCATGTTAGAAACGTTTTAGCATCAGGCGATTTCGAAGAATTTGCAGAAGCTGTTCCCGAAGCTGCTTACAACAAAGGATTTGCTCCAAAAATATTTAAAATGCTCGGAACAAAAGTAAAAGGAAATGCACCAGAACAGGCTTAATACGTTAAAAGATTTTATAGGATTTTGTAGAGCAGAATTAAATATTCAGACTTTACCTAAAATCTCTTTGCTTAATGATAAATCTTTTGTTGAGCAGAATAGATCTTTTGGCGAGTATAATCCTCAAACTAATGCTATCAAAGTAGTAGCGTTAAATAGAAACCTTGCAGATATTTGTAGAAGCCTTGCACACGAATTATGTCATCATAGACAGAATGAGTTGAATATGATTTATAACGAAGCAGGTGATACGGGAACTGATATTGAGAATGATGCTAACGCTATGGCGGGTATCCTTATGAGAGATTTCGGTAAGAGAAATGTAGACGTTTACGAGTTAGGTACAATAGAAAAAATTAAATTAAGAGAATCTTTATACGAAGTTCAGCAACTCCCTATTAGGAATTCTATTATTTTCGGCGTTAAGCACCACAGTAAGTCAGATGCTCAAGCTGTCGTAGACTACGTTAAAAAGCATTTCTCACCAGAAGATAAAGTCGTGTTTATGGGAGAGGGCGGAGATGATAATAGTAAGTACGTAGCAGGTAGTGAGCAAGAAATGATATACGACGAACTAAGTTCTTACTTCGAAAATCTAGTTAATGATTCATGGGACGGTTCTGATTTAAACGTCATGAATGACCAGTCTGCTTTGTATAAAATACAAAAAGAAAAAACAGGTCTTTCTCAGAATAAGATCTTAGCAGCTAATTGGGCTAGTATGGTAGGTCAGAATATTTTACAAGGACAATCAATAGCAGATTTTAATCCTGAGGATTATCTAAGCCCTGAAGGTATTCAATTCTTAAAAGCATCTGCAGAAGAAGCTAATCTACCTTTATCAGATAACTTATACAAACCTACTGAAGAAGATTTCGATACCTTATATAGACTTTCTTTCCCAGAAGATCACGGAGACAAATATACTAAGGTAGCAAAAGCAGCAGATGCTTTTAACGAAGCAAGAGATGAAAACTTACTAAGAAAGTTAGAGCAGTATGAAAGTAGAGGGTATAAAGTAATAGCTACAGCAGGAGAAGGACATATAGACTTAATTAAAGCAATGCTTAAAAAATGATAAAGTTAGTAGATATACTGAAAGAAATCGGTGAAGGTACTAGAACATACTCCTGGAGATTTGATGATGAAGATGCTGACGGTAATTACTTTTACTCTTTTGATACAGAAAAAAGTACTTATACTGTAGGCGTTGCTAATTTAGAAGACGGTATGTACGATTTATCGTTTAATACAACTTCACCGGACGGTGATCCTGATGTTAGTTTAGACACTAACGAAGGGGTTCCCTTAAGAGTTTTATCTACCGTTGTAGCTATTGCTAAAGACTTTATTCAAAGAGCAAAACCTGAAAGTGTTATCTTTAGACCGATTAAGACTAAGGAAGTCGATAAGCAAGATGATATGCGCCGTTATAAACTCTACGGTGCTTACATAAGAAAAAATATACCTTCAAATTATAATGTAATAGATTTTGGCGAAACATATAGGATAGTAAAAAAATAAAAATTGTTATGAGTGATCATTTAAAAAAGGAATTTAATCCTCGAGACGTTCAGAGGATGAGAAATATTATTACCGGTCAAACTGGTGATAGGACTCAAATTCAAACAGGTTGGGAGAAAAATAAAGAAACATATAAGGAAGGTGATGTTTGGGAGGAAAACGGTAAGAAATGGACTATTAAGAAAGGTATTAAGCAATCCGTAACCAAACTCGACGAAATTAAGAAATTAGTAGTTTTACCGATATCATGTCCAAATTGCGGTAAAATGATGAAAGTCGATATGTACAACAAAAAAATGTGGGCTATTCATCAGAAGTGTTTTGACTGCGTAATTAAGATGGAATCCGAAATTAAGCGTCAAGGTAAGTGGGAAGAGTATTCTAGAAGCGTAATGAATCTTAATAAAAATGCAGAACTCAATGATTTAGAACAAGCTCTAGAGCAATGGGTTACAGAAAAGGATAGCTTTGTATCTGAAGCCGGCGAAGTAGAGAAATGGGGAGGAGGCGATAAAACCGCTATATACAAACAAGTAAAAGAAGAGATTGCTAAACTAAAAGAGCGCGATATTTATAATGGAGAAAATACACAAATAGATGTCACAAATTCAGAAGAAAACAAAGACTAAGAGTAGCATTAAAGAGAATATGATGCCTCAGAATAACCCAATGGCACCTCAAGCACCTACAATGGACTTACCAACGGTACAGCAAGAACCTTCTTGGGATCACCCAGGATGTGATGATAAAATCGGTAAGATGTTCGTAGTATTAAAACCAACTCCAGGAACCTCTCACGAAGATTTAGTACAAGAAACACACTGCTTTGGCATGGGTCAATTCGATCCAATGGCCGTTCACGGTGTATACGGTAACGTAGAAGAAGCTAATTTAGTAGCTGAAGCTGCTACAAACGAACTTCATAAGCACCTTGCTAAAATAGAGAAGAAGAAGGACCACGTAATGAATGAAATCGAGAGACATATAGCGAGATTACAGAAAGAAATCAATGTTCATATGAAAGAAGCAACCGATGCACCTGAATTATCAGAAGGACATCACGGTCTTGCTGAAAAGAAAATGAATATGATTAAAGGGTTACGCGATAAGCATAAAGCTATCAAGGCAACTAAGAAAGAAGTACCCGAAATTAAAGAAAAATAATGGAAGAATTCGTACAATTCGTATCAACCTTATTAGCTTCTAGACAGCAAGCTCACATTTTCCATTGGCAAGTTCAAGGAATAGGTTCAGATGCTGCACACAGAGCATTAGGAACTTATTATGATGAAATCGTTGATCTAGTAGACGGAATAGTTGAGAGTTTTCAAGGCAAGTACGGCATTCAAAGAGGATATACTTCACCTGCTACCTTTAAAGAAGACGGACAATTCATAAATTACTTCGAAGCTCTAGCAATGTACGTAGAGACTATTAGAACTAAGATTCCGCAGGATTCTTACATTCAAAATGAAGTAGACACTGTTGTTAAATTAATTCAAACTACTAAGTATAAACTTGTAAATTTAAAGTAATGGTAGAAGCAAAAAGTACTTGCTGCGGTAAATGCGGACATGTTCATGCAAAAGGAACATCCTGTCCTAAACCTTTCTTATCAGGAAAAAGTCACTGTAGCAGAAGAGCTAACGAAATGCATACTATAGACGATGATGGCCCGAATGAGTTTCATCAAGTACGCGCCGACGTAGAAGAAGCTAGTAAAGGTCTTTGGGCGAACATTAATGCTAAAAGAGCTAGAGGTGAAAAATCATCTCCTAAAGGCTCTAAAGCATACAAAGCAGCAGTTGCAGCAGGCAATAAATTAGACGAAGTAGACGAAATAAATGAATACTGTCCAATGTGTTTGGCAGAGTATATCATGGAAAATTATAATAAATTAGAAGAAGCAGAATATAGAGGAAGAAAAGTTAGCTTAGGTAAGCCTTTTCTAACTCCAGGCGGACCAAAGAAGAGATCGGTATACGTTAAGAACGCAAAAGGAAACGTTGTAAAGGTTAACTTTGGCGATCCTAATATGAGAATAAAAAAATCTAATCCTGGTCGTAGAAAGAGTTTTAGAGCTCGACATAACTGTAGTAATCCTGGTCCAAGAGATAAAGCAAGATATTGGAGCTGTAGAGCATGGTAAAATTAATAGACATATTATTTGAAATTATAGAAGGTAAAGATGACCGCTGCTTACGAATTGCTCGTCGTAAATACGATAAGCCTTCTGCTTATAGATCTGGTGCGATAGTAAGATGTAGAAGAGGAGAAATTTGGAAAGGTTTAAAAGAAGAAGATATAGTAGAAGAAAAAGAATCTTTACATAAATGGTTTTCTAGAAAAGGGGGAGCAGGTAAAGCAAAAGGATGGGTAGACTGTAATACATGTCGTGAGGTAGACGGAAAGAAAAAATGTAAACCGTGCGGCAGACAAAAAGGTGAGACAAGAGCAAAATATCCATCTTGCCGTCCAACACCTTCTCAATGTAGTAGATCAGGTAAAGGTAAAACTTGGGGCAAAACTAAATGATAAGCTTAATTAACATATTAAAAGAGGTTAAAGAAGGGGTACATGACCCAGTTAAGCCAGGTATACTAAAGAAGAGGTTAGGCACTCTTTCTTGCAGCCGAGTAAGATCTGCAAAGAGTAAACTAAAAGACAAAGGAACACATTACGCAAAAGCATTACAAAGATATTTAAACTACCATTGTTAAAATGATTAAATTAAAAGATTTACTACCAGAATGTGAGAACTGCGGACGTGATTGGAATCACGGGCATGACCATGAAGCTTCAATGGCTAAGAACGAATTAAAAGATATGATCTCTAATGCATCTAAGATTGATAATCTAGTAG